TGCCATGGGATAACAAGAATCTAGCAGAGTCGCAGTTTATTCGATATATTAACGAGAGAAACCACCAAACCAGAGGTACAAATGAGAACAATTGAGCACGAGGGCCAAACCTTCGTATTAAAAACAGAGATCGAGGCTGCTTTTAAGGAAAGAATCTCGAAACTATCTGCGAGAGCAATCCAAGCAGAAGAGCAAGCGAAAGCACTCCAAGATAATCTCGATAATCAATCTGGAGAGCTCGAGAAGATCTCTACGCTCCAAGAGAAAGTAACTACCCTCGAGGCATCTCTACAGGATGCAGAGAGTAAGTATTCTCGAGTCTCGATGCTAAGCGAGCAAGGTTTTACAGATCCCGAACTTCGAGAGGCTGTAGAGTGGGCTTATCAAAGATCGAAGAGCGAAGCATCTTTGGAAGAGTGGATTAAAACAATCAAAGAGAACCCGGAGCAGGCTCCTCTCGTATTGAAACCCCATCTCCAAGCAAAGAAAGGTCCAGAAGCATCTCCAGAGGCATCTCCGGAAGCAGTACAGATGGAAACCGCTCCGATGGCATCTGCAGAGGTTTCTCCTTCTCTCTTGCCTCCGAAAACGAATACAGGAGCGAAGCCCGCTCCGATACAGCATGGGGATATCCTTTCTCGAGGTATCAAGGATCCAGAGTTCTACGCAGCGAACCGAGATGCCATTAAGAAGGCTTGGAAAGCCCGCAAATTCTAATAAATACAGGAGGTACAAATGGCCCTAGACCTACGAGCCGAAAATTTGGCTACTTTCGTGAAAACTTTCACAGCAAACCAGACCGCTACAGAGATTCAACTACCGAAGATCTGTAATACAGTTACCATCGGATGCGAACAGCACGAGATATATTGGAGTCACGAGGGGACCGAAGGAGTATCTCTTGGATCCGATAAGGACTGGATAACCAGTGGAGCGAAGCAACAAATCAAAGTAGGGAGAGGTAGAAATCGAATGGATACTATCTATATCGCTACCAAGAGCTCTTCCTCTGCGCTCGTTACTCTCATATTCGAGGAGACTTAAGCGATGGCCCTATACTTTGCTCCCTCCTCTGCGAGGCCCCAAGTACACTCCTTTACCTCGAGTACTCAAGTAATGATAAATCACAATCTCGGATACAAGCCGATGGTACAGATTATCCTAAGCGATGGTACAATAGCCGCGGGAGAGGTAACCCATAGCACCTTAAACCAAGTAGTTATTACTTTCCAAATTTCACTCTCGGGAGAGATAATCTTGCGATAGTATAAGAGCGAGGCATCGAGCCTCGTAATCTTTTCTAATGGAGTATACAGAGATGCAATTTTTAGCACCTACAAATATTTTCGAGGGAGCGGTTCAATTAAACAGCGCTCCTACAGCAGATGCACACGCAGTAACTAAAGCATATTTGGAAGCCAATGCCGTAGTAGGCATCGCTGCCGATAGCGCAAATTACGCAGAACTTGTTACAGTAGATGGAGAGAAGCAATTAAAACTTAAGCCTCTTACCATTACAGACGTAGCCGTAGATACCTCCGCTACTTCTCTTTCTGCTTGGGTTACAGCAAACTATACTAATGGAGATGAGAAGCAGGAAGGAGATATTATCGTTCTTACTGCGGTGTCCGGTCGCGCTCAAACCTTTATCCATAACGGAGATACACAAGGTACTACAGCAGACTTTACAGAGATCGAAGGTGCAGACGTTACAGATGCAGAGATCCGCGCTTCTTTGTCTGCTTCTGCAGGTATCAATTTTAACTCAAGTACAGGTGAGTTCACTGCAGATCAAGGAGAGATCCGAGGATTCTTCGCTGCAGGTACGGGCCTTGCTTATGATGGTGCTAACGGTACTTTCTCTTTGGATACCGATAGCGATGGCATCTCGGAAGGAACCTCTAATCTGTACTTTACAGATGCTCGCGCTCGCGGTGCTATCTCTATTACAGGTGATGGACTTGCATATAACTCGGGTACAGGTGTATTGGAGTTAACTGCAGATTCTGGAGATATCGCAGAAGGTTCTAATCTGTACTTTACAGATGCTCGCGCTCGCGGTGCTGTTTCTTTGGCAACTGTAGCGGGCCCAGATTCCCAATTGCTTACTTACAATAGTAGCACCGGGGTTCTTTCTCTTCCTGCTTCAGATGTGCATGGTATCTTCTTTGCAGGTCAAGGGATCTCATTCTCTAACGGAGAGATCGCTCTCGATGCTGATACAGATGACCTCACCGAGGGATCTGGTAATCTTTTCTTTACTACTGCTCGCGTAGATGCTCATCTCTCGGGTGGAACTGGTATCGATTACAATGCCGGAGTAATCTCTTTCAATGGTGATAGTGATGATGTAGCCGAGGGAGCCTCTAATCTGTACTTTACAGATGCTCGCGCTCAAGCCGCTATCTCTGCGGATCCTGCTACAGGTAACTTGGTAACAGTTAACAACGGTGAGATCTTGGTATCTCGTTCGGATTTCCGCTCTACTTTCGCTCCTCAGAACTTGGCTGCGAATACTTGGGTAACCTTGAACCATGCACTCGGAGAGAAATTGGTTCATTGCTCTGCTTATGATAGTAGCGGTAACAAGGTGCAAGTAGAAGTACAGTTAACAGATTCTAATAATCTTAAGGTTCGCTCTGTAATCGCTGTTACAGGTGCTGAGATCGTTGTTAGTATCTAATCCCACCTAACACTCCCCATAAAAAAGGGGAAGGGTTGTACCTCCCCCTCCCCCCTTTCCTCTCTGCTTCTGCAGAGGGGCTTTTTTATGCTTGCAAGAGCCGATACTATGATATAAAATAAGAGCGGGTAGGGTCGCTCCCGAAACAGCAGAAGAGCCCAGATAATGAATTTTTTCCCTTTTCTTCTAATGGTGCAATAATGGCAAATGAAATTACAAATAATGGGTTAGTCGGAGATCTTCGATTGGCTCAAATGATTAGCGCAGAGATCCGCTTGCTTCTTAAGGACTCTGTAAACCTTCGTAATACTCCTTTCGTAGACTTCGTAGGCTCTATTAACGGTATGGGCTCCGATACTATCCGCGTTCGTAAGGCTTTCCTCGATGGTGAAGATGGATTCTCCGAGTTCACAGGTGGAACTGAAGATGGTGCAGTAGGTAATAAGGCTCTCGTAGATGGCCATGTAGATGTAGTCTGTAAACGCAACTCTCTTGCTTACGCTATTACCGATCTCGCTTCTATGACTGGAATGGGCTCCGATATCGATCCTTTCCGCATCGCAGAGCATATCTCTAAATCTTATGATGCTTTGTTCGCTAAATTGACTGCAGCGGTATTCGGTGGTTTTACTGCTCAAGTCGGTAGTGCTTCTACATTGAGTGTAGATGTATGGGTAGATGCTATCCAAGCCTTGGAAGCAGCCGCTTCTAATAAAGGTGCTCCGGGTCCTTATGTTTGTGTATTGCATCCTGCCCAGTTCGCACAATTGCAAGACTCAATCCGTAACGAGGCTAATACTGCGGTATCTTACTCTCCTGCTTCTTTCGAGGCTATCTCTGCTAAGGGCTCTCACTATAAAGGCTCTTACATGGGTGTAGAGATCTATACTAGTTCTTACGTAACTGATAATGGATCTAACTACGCTGCTGCTATGTTTGCTGCCGGTGCTATCGGTTATGCTACTGGTATGCCTGCTTCTCTTCCGGGTGCTGTTGAGGCTATGGAGATGGGAGAAGTTATGGTAGAGATGGATCGCGATGCTACTAAGGCTCTTACTAAGGTTGTAGGACATGCTTATCTGGGTATCGCTATCATCGATGACGATCGCGGGGTAGAGATCGCTACTACGGTATAATATATTCTCCTGTTTGGATGGGGAGGGCTTCCTTCCCATCCTTTTAATCTTAAATTGAGGTACAAAAATTATGAGTTTTACTCCGCAGCCTTGGGCTCCCATACAGACTACACAAGAGCAACTACTTCCAGAGAGAGCGAACCATCCTTTCTTCTACAAGTGGCATCCAAGTAATTGGACCTTCCATTACTTCGATAAGGAAGTTACCAAGGGCAAGAGCACAAAGACCGAGCGCGTAGGATACTTCATTCCTACTATCCGCTTGGAGCGTATTATTCCCGGTGTCAATGGAGTACACCAGATTAACGGAGAGCAAGGCAATCCGGGCTCCCGTATCGGTAGGTTACAGCAAGAAGGATGGGTATACCTCGATCCTGCTAAGTATCAATATGTACACCAGTACCGAGTACGGAATGGGAGGTTCCATTGTCCTAAGTGGCAATCGGTTCGAGTAGTGGGGAATCGAGTTATTAAAAGCTTCGATCGCGATGCTTTCCTTAAGTGGAGTGCATCTCTAATCGTAGATGGTACTCTGCAGCCTATCGAGCCTCATTTTTGGGAGCTCGAAAGCCTTAAGAGTAACAAGGTAATCGGAAGATTACAGAATACACAGCATATTCCAGAAGTGAAGCAGCAACTCGAAGAGAAGTACAAGATTCGAGAGGATATGCTATCATTTATCGAATCCTTCAATCAGAAGGGAATCGAAATTTACAAAGAGATTATCTAATGGCAACGAATACCCCATATGCTCCGCAGATAAAGATCCCGGAACTCCTCGAGCGAGGGAAGAGTAATACCTCTACCCTACCGATCTATCGAGATGGGGTACTCGTAGTACCTACAGAGGTTCGATACACTCTGTATAAACCTAACCAAGAGAAGTTAATCGATAATGCCTCCGCTAGCTTTCCCGGTAATATTCCTACTTATGTGCATACTGCTTCGATCTTGGATTCTAGCCTTACTCTCGGAGAAGGGTACTTGCAGGAGTGGACGATTACAATTGTAGGAGAGGTCTTTACTTTCCGCAGAATGGCCGCGCTCGTACTCCGTAGGCTCTATCCTGTAGTATCGGATGGAGATCTTACTGCTACTTACTCTCAACTCGCAGATCTAAGGCCCTCGAATCTTACTTCGTACCAAACCTATATCGATGAAGCATGGTATACGATGATCCAACGGATGAGAACCGAAGGAGGAGGGCTCGAGTATCTTGTGATGAGTGCAGAGGCTTTCCGGGGAGCCCATCAGAATCTCGCGCTCTATTACATTTTCCGAGATTTTCATTCGAGCCTTGGACAAAGTAACGGAAGATACCTGGATCTTGCTAACGAGCATTACGGGCAATACAAGGATGAGTGGAAGCGTATTAACTTCGTATATGACCATAACCACGATGGACAGAGCGCGAACCCAGATGATCGCATCGCAAAGCAGCCAGTAATCTATCTGAATGGGCAAGGTCGCTTCTCTCGTAGGATGAGGAGGAGATAATGGCCCAATCTCTCTCGAGCATCCGCAGAGCAATAGCATCGAAGATCGAAGAGATCTCCGGATTCAAGGAATCGAAGCATACTCCAGATTATTTCGGTAGAACAGAGAACACAGTAGCCCATCGAGCCTTCTCTATCTCGGTATCCTCTTCTACTGCAATGGAAGAGAGGCAACGCAGAGCAGTAGGAGTCTATCTCTCTACTCCAATGCAAGTTCTTTTCTCGTATCGTTTAAGGCCGTTGGATATCTATCCTACGGATTACGATGCGAGCCTCGATGCAGAGGAGAGCGTTATTAACAAGGTACTCGAGGCTTATGCTACGGATAATCAGTTTACTATCCGTTACACTGGATCCGAGCGCAATGTAACAGACTCCCAAGAATATATACTTATCTCTCTCTCGTTCAATATCTTGCACACTATCTAACGCAATCGTATAGAATAGTAATCAATCCCCGGAGGCCAGCATGGCATATTCAACAATCCCAAAAACAAAGCGCGATGGAGTTATTACTCTTCTCGATGGTACTGGAACCCCAGTAGAG